GTAGATGAATGGACAGGTGGTGCATTTGATTGCATTGCTGATGCCATTGATACAGAAGAGATGGAAGTGTTTCACTACCACAAGGCTGTAATAAACACTAACTACAAACTTTGGCATGATACTAACAGTGAATTTTATCACGACTTCATGCATTACTTTAATCGCGTGTCAGGATTTAACGATGAATATTTTGCTCGTAAGAATATCCCTTTTGATAATGGTCACGTTAACGTTAGCAGCTTTACTGTTAACTATGAAGAATATGATGGATTCCAGGACAGAGGTGAACTATCGTTCCCAAACCTCCCACCCAATCAATGGTACATGGTTGACCTCTTCCCAGGTTACAACTTTAACCTCCGTGGTAGCGCATATCGTAGTGACTCAGTAACCCCTCTTGGGCCTGACAAAGTACTGATTGAGTTTCGTGGGTATGGTTTAAAGAAAGACACACCTGAAGAACGACAGACACGTATCAAACATCATAACTCTATATGGGGTCCATTCGGTAGAAACCTACATGAAGACTTAATTGGTGTGTCTGGTCAAGGTGTAACCATGCGTCCAGGAACAGAGTCCCGCAATGTTTTACATGGTAGACATGAAAATTCTACTATCCATGATGAAGTGGGAATGCGTCATTACTATTCAGAATGGTCTAAGTGGATGGGTGTTGATGCTCAAACAGGTAAGGCGGCGTAATGAAAAGCCCATGTATTGGTGTTTGTAAATTAGATCGTAATGATAAATATTGTGTTGGATGTGGACGAACAACAGATCAAATAAGAGATTATTATTTGGATGGATTAAAAAATGGTGCACATACCGTATACTCAACCCAAAAGAAAAAAGAAATCTAAAGAATACAAAAGCCCTATTGTGTGGTGGAATAGTGTTCGTTTTAATAATGGAGAATTGTCATGTCAATCGAAAAAGGTGGAGAAACCTTTGCAGGATTTAACAAACCAAAAAGAACTCCAGGCCACCCTAAAAAGTCCCACGCAGTCCTTGCGAGAAAAAATGGCAATCCTCCTAAAGGAAAACTAATACGGTTTGGGGAGAAAGGAGCTAGCACTGCAGGTAAACCTAAAGCAGGTGAATCCAGGCGTATGAAAATGAAACGTAAATCATTTAAAGCTCGTCATGGAAAAAACATTGCTCGTGGACCGTTAAGCGCAGCGTACTGGGCTAATAAGGTTAAGTGGTAATTATGGAGGACAAATTGTTAGAAGCGGTTCGTAAACACGCAGAGGGTCATGTGGCTAAGCACGTGGCAAATATTGAAGTCTATTTAAATAACCCTGTTGGGATTGGTGAGCATAGTGATATTATTAGTGCTATTGAAACTGAATTAAGCAGTATGGCTAAGTGGCATGAAAAACTAGAGATGCTTGATATATACATTATGGAGGCTAAGGATGGCTGTAAATGCGGCAGGTAACTACACAAAACCGACAATGCGTAAAGGTTTGTTTAACAGAATTAAAGCGGGTAGTAAAGGAGGTCGTTCAGGCCAATGGTCGGCACGAAAAGCGCAGATGCTTGCTAAACAGTATAAAGCGAATGGTGGAGGCTATAGAGACTGATGGGCGGGAAAAAACCGTCACAAAAGAGCCTAAGCAAATGGACTTCTCAGAAGTGGCGAACCAAAAGTGGTAAACCCTCTACTCAAGGCCCGTTGGCTACTGGAGAGCGTTATATGCCAGCTTCAGCTGTGGCTAGTCTCTCGTCAGCAGAACACGCTGCTACCACTAGGGCTAAGAGAAAAGCTACAAAGGCAGGAAAACAATTTAGTAAACAACCTAAAAAGGTTGCAAGCAAAGTAAAACGACATAGAGCGTAAACCCAGGAGTGGTAAATGTCTAGATTTGTACAAGAAACACATAAACAAAAAGATACTAAGAAACCTCAAGCTACCTTACCTAAGGCTGGTTCTTATGATTTAAAAGCTTTAGAAAAAGCTAAGCCTATATTCTCAGGAACTGGAGGGAAAAGGTAATGGGACCCGAAGGATACAAAGAGGTTGTTAGTGATGAGCAACTAATCAGCATGGTAGACTCTGGTGTACAGAACTCTACTGGTGATTGGTTAAACTCATCTGAACTAGCAAGAGAAAGATTAAAAGCTACTTACGAATATGCAGGAGTGGCTGACTACCACTTATCACCCCAGGGTGTTAGCACAATCGTAGACACTTCTACAACAGAAGTGGTTGAAGCTTATACAGCTGTGTTATCTGATTTGTTTCTTACAAATAAAAGACTAGCAAGGTTTATGCCTTGGGATAGCTCCCCTGCAGCAATTCAAGCTGCTAAGGACGCTTCTGATATAACTAACTATTGTTTGTTTAAAAAGAATAATGGATGGGAACTTATTCAACAATGGATGAAAGCAGCATTGCTATGGAAGAATGCTGTGTGCCGTTGGGGTTACATTGAAGACTACGATTACGTGTTTGAAGAATATGAAAAGATTAGTCAACCAAATCTTGATGAATTACTATCAGAAGATAATGTTGAAATTGTTGGTGACTTAGAATTTGAAAATCAACCAGAAGAGTTTTCTCAAGAAGTAAAACTTATGTATGTTGATGTTCGTATTCGTAAACGTATTAATAAGTCTCGTGTTAAAATAGAACTGGTTCCACCAGAAAACTTTCGTATATCAAGGGATGCTACATGTATTGATGATGCAGCTTTTGTTGGTATGCAGACAGAAATGACACGTTCAGAAATCCGTAAGTACTACCCCGACATGGCAGAAAGTATTGATGCCTGGGATGAACTCGGAGATGATACATGGTCTGGTAGTTTAAAATACTCTCAAGACATTGCAGCACGTAAACAAGTTACAGGACAAGAGTACACTCAAGGATCTTTACAGCAAGAAACAACACCATTAGAAGCTAATCGTGAAGTAGCTGTTACAGAATGTTGGATGCATGTTGACCGTGACGGTGATGGTATTGCAGAACTAAAACACTTTATTATAGCAGGGTCTCACATCTTATATGAAGAAGATTGTGATGAGATCCCAATGGCCTCTATTGTCCCTATCGATATTCCATTTGAATTTTATGGTTTATCAATGGCAGACTTTACACGTAGTTCTACACTGGCATCGACCGCCATCCTACGTGGCTTTGTAGAGAACACATACCTCACTAACTATTCGCCTAAACTGGCTGATCCTAATGTGGTAGACTTCTCTGCATTGCAGAACATGAAGCCTAAACAAATCATACCAACTAATGGTAGCCCTATAGGTGCTGTTCAACAGTTACCCCCTGAGACAATCTCAACAGGCACTGTACCATTGCTTGAGCATTTGCAAATGATTAAAGAGCAAGCTACTGGTATGTCTAAAGCTGCTCAAGGTCTTAATGATACACTATATGTGTCAGGCAACTCTGAACAAAAACTATCGGCGGTTCAGTCTGCTGCACAAAAACGTATTCAACATATTGCTCGTAGGTTTGCTGAGACAGGGTTTAAACGTCTTTTGTCTGGTATATATTCTACTATGCGTAAAAATATGAAAGGAAATATGGATTATAATATTGCAGGTGCGTTTAAGTCTATTAATATGCAAGCATTACCTTCAACTATGGATTTAGAAGTTTTATTAGATATTGGTGAAAACTCTAACTCTTCTATGATTTCTAAGTATAGTCGTATTGCTGGAGAGATTCTTCCTGCATTAGCACAACAAGGTGCAGGTATGATTGTGAAACCAGAAGCTCCAGCTATTCTTGCTACTAAGTTAATTGAAGCAATGGATATAGATAGTAATGACTTCTTACAAGATTACAATACAGATGACTTTAAACAAAAAGCTGCTCAGGCTATTCAAGGCCAACAACAAAAGGCTCAAGCCGAACAAGCTTTGCAACAACGTAAAATTGAAGCAGAAGCTGCATTGTCAGAAGCAAATGTTGTTTACACTGGTGCTCAAACTAAAAACACTATGGATGATAATTCTAAACAGCTTGCAGTATCAATTGATAAACATTTTCAAGAATGGGCAGATCTTCAAATTAGAGCAACTAAAGAGGGTGCAGAGTTACCAGAACATCCTGGGTATGACCAGATTATTATGTTAGCTAGGCAAATCCTAAGCCCACCTCAACCACAGCCACAACCACAGATGGGACCACAGGGACCTCAGGAGATGATATAAAATGGCACATTCAGTAATTAGTAAACTTGGTGTAGGAGCTACTCAATCGGGTACAGCTGTAACTACAACTTCAGGAAATAAAAATGTACATTTAATTAATGAAACAGACTCAGTACTTACACTAGATCTTAAATGTGCTGGCTCAATTAATGCAGCTGATACAAATATTCGTGTACCAGCAAAATCCTTTTTACATTATGTTCATGCTGGTGGACACGGCGCTTGTGTAATGGAAAATGTAAAAACCACACATGGCACAGTTGCTCAAACTAATGAACGAATTTACCTTCATGGTCGTGTATAATGGCTAAAAAAACTGTTGAAGCACCTTCAGGTTTTCATTGGATGAAAGCAGGTTCGGGTTTTAAACTTATGAAAGGTGACTATAAACCACACCCTGGTGCGGTAAAGAAAGCATCCTTTGATATTCAAACAGTTCATAAAGGAAAGAAATAAATGGACAAATACCGAAAGACAGCTGAGAAGAAGCTGGGTAATAATAAATCATACGGAAATCAAAAGATCCATCCCGAAGAACTAGCAAGGCAATCCCATGTTAAAGGACACTTTGCCTCTAGGGAACGGGATGAGTTCTTTGATGAAGTATATGGTGAAGTCTTAATTGACTTTTTCCTTGAGTGGCTCAAGACGGATC